GTGCTAACAAAGTAGAAGGCAAAGTTAAAGTTATGAATACTTTAGAAGTCGATAAGCCTACAGTAGAAGCAATACTAGAAAAAGTAGAGAAAGCACGAACTATGCCGAAAGATGTAGAGATTATAAAAGATATTAAGTTTGAGTTGAATGCTAGAGACTATGCGTTATCTACCGAAGGAGGTAGTAAAGAAGGATCTGACATGATGCAGAAAAGTAAAAGCGTAGTAATTAAAGATGGTTTATTTAACTTAGGTTATGATTCTGTATCTTACAACGAAGGTAAAAATATTGTGTTGCTAAAACATAACCAGTTTATACCGACTAAAATTGAAAAGAATATGGTTCGTAAAAAAGTTTATGGTGGTGGTCTTATGAGAACTTTGAGAAGACGCTACGATATAGGAGGAGCAGTAGAAGCTGTGCTTGGTATCTTTTCTAAAATTCCTTTGACTAAAAGATTTTTAGATATACAGCACAAACGAATGAATATTGAAGATACTGATCAGAATACATTTGCAGAAAACTTAGTTAGATACGCTGACGAAGTAGCAGACGTAGAAACTAAAAATAATCCTAAAGAAATATCTATTGCAAACGCTAAAGGTTTACATCAATTTAAAGATGAAACTGTCAAAACAGTAGTGAACAATTTTCTTAGTGGTAGAATACCTGTAGATCAAAATATTATAGATGCAGTTGTAGCAGCATCTAAAAAAGATCCTCGTGATTGGAACAGAGATGAATCTAACTTAATGGTTTTAGGTCACATGTTTTTGACAGCAGAGAAAAAAGAGTACAACGGAGTTACTATGTCAAGTGATCCTTTGTTAAGAATAATAGGAACATCAAAAGAACAAGACGATGGTTACAAAGAAGCTGCTGAGTTTTTATATATGAAGTTTCATTGGAGAGGAACTAAGCAATCTCCTGAATATAATCAAGCATTAAAAAATATTAGAAATAGATATAATCTTACTTCTTCTATTATATACGGTCCTGCACAAATGAGAGAAAGATCTTTTTCAGATGACACTCCTTCTCCTGCTCCTAGACAAGATGAAAATCTTAGAGCAGGTGTTGCTCCTATAGATAGCTACCAAAACTATTACAAACCTAGTATCTCTAATCTTCCAGAAGAAGAAGGTGTATTTAGTAGATTAAAAAATATATATGAACTGACTACTAAAGAAATAGATCCTAACAATAAAAGTCCTTTTGAAAGAAATCCTGTGATAGATACTTTTTATGATGAAGAAGTGATAGAGCCTAAAATGATTGAGCCACAACCTCGTATTGTAGATCACTATTTAAAAGAACATCAAGACGCTTACATAGCCGAAGAAACTAAAAAGTTAAAAGATTTTTTACTTCCATTACCAGACGGAACTTACAGAAACTATCCGTCTATGAGTGATGCTATAGAAGAACCAGAAGTTATAGAAGTGCCAAAAGCACCAGAAGTACCAACAGTAGAACCTCAAGGATTTGGTAGGTTTGAATTGCGTAAACATAGTAGAACAAGTGACTACAGAAAGGATTAATAAATGAACAAAGAAAAACTAATTGAAGAACTTAAACGTGACGAAGGTGTAGAACTACGACCTTACAAATGCTCGGCAGGATTTTTAACTCTGGGTGTAGGTAGAAATATAGAAGAGCGTGGTATTACTATGGATGAGTCTGATTATCTTCTTGCCAACGATATAACAATTTGTGAAGAAGAAGCTGCTAGAGTTTTTAAATGGTTTGCAGATCTAACAGACGTTAGACAAAGAGCTATTATTAACATGATATTTAATCTAGGTTTAACAAAATTATTAAACTTTAAAAACTTCCTAGCTGCTATGGCAGCAGAAGATTATGAAACTGCAGGTAAGGAAATGCTCGATAGTCGTTGGGCTAGACAGGTTGGTAACAGAGCAGACAGATTGGAGCAGATGATTGTTAACGGATGATATATTAATTATGTATCTTGAAGATGATCTTGACAGAGCTTATCGGATAGATTGTAAAATGCGTTCAAAAGTAGACATACCTTGGATTAAACGTGAAGAGTTTAGAAAAGTCTATGAAGAATTACTAGGTGCGCATTTAAAGGGTGTGCCTGACATGCCATTAGAATTAGCTATGCAATCAGTAGAAGAAATTTTATCGAATGAAAGCATACGCTTTAACAAAGAGGAACTAAAAGAGAAAACAAATGAAACTAAACTTACTTAAAAATGTGAAAAATATTATAGGTGCTGTAGCTCCTACAATCGGAACAGCTCTAGGTGGACCAATGGGTTCGATGGCTGCAAACATGGTAGCTGATGCTCTTGGATGTGAGCCAACACCTAAGAAAATAGAAGCAGCAGTACAAGCTGCAACACCTGAACAGTTAGCAGAACTTAAAAAGATTGACAAAGACTTTGAAGTTAGGATGAAGGAATTAGATGTTGATCTATACGCACTAGAAACTGCAGACATACAAGATGCAAGAGGAAAGTTCTCTAAGGACTGGACTTCTCGTATCATGGGTATAGCTGTTGTTGGTGGCTTTATGGGTTATATATTCCTAGTCACGCTCCAACCTCCCGAGCAAAACTCAGAAGCGTTAATTAACTTAGTTCTCGGCTACCTTGGAGGACTTGCAAGTGCCGTAATTAGCTTCTACTTTGGAGCAAGCAACACAAAAGGAAAAGACGATGACTAATATAAATCACACACCTCAGTACAAAGCTTTGAAAGCTGTATATAAAGGTGAAATAGCTAAAGCAGAAGCAAACCTATCTGTATACTTTAAGAATAGTGTAGGTGTAGGAGAACACGCAGACATTGTAGAAGTTATGGATGAACAACTAGATAAACTTGCACAGGCTAAAGATAAACTAGCAGCATTAGAGGATTTAATTATATGAGAAAAGGTGGATTTAGAAACCAAGCTAGAAGACAACAAGTAAGGAATAAAGAAAAATTTAATTTTAGAAAACAACAAATCAAACTTAAAGATCAAATGGATTATTATCATGGCAGTAAAAAAGAAAAAGAAATCAACAGTAAATAAAGCAGGTAATTACACGAAACCTACTATGCGTAAAAATCTTTTTAATAGAATTAAAGCAGGTAGTAAAGGTGGGAGATCAGGTCAATGGAGTGCTAGAAAGGCACAGATGTTAGCTAAACAATACAAAGCAAAAGGTGGAGGATACAAATAATGCCAATGGGAAAAGGAACTTATGGTTCAAAGGTCGGCAGACCTAAAAAGAAAAAGATGATGGGTGGTGGCATGGCTAAGAAAAAGCGCATGACATATAAAAAAGGTGGAGGTGTTAAACACTATAAGAAAGATGGTACTGAGTATAAAGGTTCTAGTCACAAGATGCCTAATGGAGAACTACATACAAATAAAACACACACCAAAACAAGCGTTAAACTTTTTCACTTTAAAGATCTTTCTAAGAAAGCTAAAGTAAAGGCTAAAAAGTAATGGCACTCAAAAAGTCTCAGAGGTCTTTAAAGAAGTGGACAAAGCAGAAATGGAGAACTCCAAGTGGTAAGAAGTCTTCTGAAACTGGTGAAGTCTATGCTCCGTCTGCAAAAATTAAAAGGCTTAAGTCTACTCCTGCAGGTAGAAGAAAACTTGCAGCAGCTAACAAAAAGAAACGTGCTGCTACTGCTAAAGGTAAGCAACATGCTAAACATGGATTACATAAAAAGAAAAGGAAGAAGAAATAATGGCTAAGAAGAAAGACTCAAGGCTTGCAAGAGCAGGTGTTTCTGGTTTCAATAAACCTAAACGTACTCCAAGCCATCCTAAAAAATCTCACATTGTTGTAGCTAAAGAAGGTGATAAAATAAAGACTATTCGTTTCGGACAGAAAGGAGCTAAGACTGCAGGTAAACCTAAAGCAGGTGAGTCTAGACGCATGAAGATGAAACGTAAATCTTTCAAGGCTAGACATGGTAAAAATATTAGAAAAGGTAAAATGTCTGCAGCTTATTGGGCTGACAAAGTTAAATGGTAACGTAAATGGTAGAAGCAATAGACTTCATAAACCAAGTAGGATTCCCGATTGCTAGTGCGCTAGGATTGGGTTTCTTCATTTGGAAGCTTATAAATAAAATCATTGATGGCATGGAAAAGAAGATAGATGTTGTTGATGAAAAGGTAGATGCTAGTTTAAATGCTATGGAAGAACGGCTTAGTACTAAACTAGATTCTCAATATGGCATCATAGTAGCTTTAATTGATAGAGTAAGATCTCTTGATAATCAAACAATACGACAAGATGTACTTCTTAAAACTTTGTTAGGTATTCCTAACTTAATTGAAATAGATAAAGTGAGTAAAGCAGACCGTGAAGATCAAAGAAAAGATTGAAAATATATCAATAAACAAACTTATTAATTTATTATTTGTGTGTAATTTTATTTTTTTGTTTATGGTAATTTTTTTTAGTGACGCATTAAAAGCTGACGAAATACTTTACAAGTTTAAAAGTCCTAGCTTCTCTGGAATAAATACATCAAGTCATTATCTTACTATAGAAAACCAAGAAGCTACAAGAGTTAGAGATATTAAAGAAGAGATAGAAGCTTATAAAGATGAACTAGCCAGAGAAGCAGACAACACTACACTTGCAAGGTTTATAAGAAACTTAGAAAGCAGAATCTACGCACAGTTGTCACGACAAATGGTAGAGCAACTGTTCGGAGAAACACCACAAACATCAGGTACACTTGAGCTAGAGGGCAACACTATTGAATACAAAGTTGAAAATGAACTTATCACACTTACTATCACAGATGAAGAAGGTAGCGTTACCAGTATTTCTGTGCCTATCGGCAGCTTTACTTTCTAGTTGTGCGCCAAGATATAGTTCTTTATTACAGGAAGGTGGTCTTCCTTATATTGTTATTGAGAAAGCTTCTGTATTAGATTTACAATCAGAAGAACTAAAGAACATACCTGCTGCAAAAAGAAAACCAGTAATAGCTATTTATCCTAATAGCTTCAAAGATCAAACAGGACAAAGAAAAAGCAACGGACAGTTTGCTTTGTTTAGTACTGCAATAACACAAGCACCAGAAGCTTTTCTTATTAGAGCTTTGAAACATGCAGCAGATGGTGAGTTCTTTCAAGTGGTAGAACGTGTGGGTTTAGACTCATTAACCAAAGAAAGGCAACTTATACGCAGTACAAGGGAATCTTTTGAAGAGGAGAGTGCTGTGAAACCTCTTTTACTAGCAGGACTCATGGTACAAGGAGCTGTCCTATCCATAGATAGGAACATAAGAAGCGGTGGAATGGGTGCTAGGTACTTAGGCATAGGATCTAGTAAAGAATACAGAGAAGACTTAATAACTATATCACTTAGATTAGTTTCAGTATCTACAGGAGAAGTTCTTATAGAAGTATTAGTCAACAAAAGTGTTATATCAGTAGGACTATCACAAGATCTATTTCGTTTTATCTCAAGTGGAACAGAACTTGTTGAAATCGAGGGAGGAGCATCAGAGAATGAGTCAAGTTCTTTAGCTCTTCAACAAGCAATAGAAGAAGGAGTACTGTCTATAATTAAGACAGGTATAATTAGGAGGTATTGGGAATATGAAAAAGTTAATTAGTATACTAGATTGTACTTTATTTAGTGTAGCTGTAATAGCAGGTAGCGTTTATTTATTTAATGAAGTTAGAGCTGATGATAATGAAATATATGTAGATCAAGTAGGTGCTACAGCAAATATAGATCTTGAGCAGCTTGGAAGTGGTAACATAATCGGAGGTTTACTATCGACACACGGATCTATGACTCCGTTTGATCTTGATGGTGCAACCATGACGCTAGATGTAAATCAAATAGGTAACAACAACAAGATGCTTGGTGATATAAATAGTGATACATTTA